TGATATACTTCAGCTGGAATTACAACTACATTATCTTTCTGAACCGTAGTCAATGCATTTGAAGTTCCGTTTTCGTTTATTTCAATCATTTGCTCATGTTGTTGTCCAACAATCTTACTCTTTGGGTTTAATGGATTACGACCTCGTATTGCTCCAATTTTAATTACGGGTTGCCCACTTCCATCTTCTCTAGCTCTTGCAGGAATGGTTGGGCAATTATTATCTTCGGTTGCTCTAAATCCTTTACCATCTTCGTGAGTTCTCCAAGTGCCGATTTTAGTTTCAATATAATTATCAGTTTGTCTACTTCCTGCTTTTGTACTAATTGCCCCAGCAATACAATCTTCATGTTTTGGTTCAAAAGAAAACCCATTGCCTTTTTTTTGATGAATTTCTTTATGTTCAAAATAATATTTAAGAAAATTATCGCTCAAAAAATACTTTTCATCAACTTCACTTTCTAAAACATCTTTCAATCTTTTTACTAAATGAAATGGTTTTGGGAAACTAAAATCATTATCCGCATCATCACGAATACCAATTATAAAAATACGTTCTCTGTTTTGCGGAATACCATAATGTTTAGCGTTCATAACCTGGTAATAAACGTGATATGGTGTTGCGTTTTCGTGAGGGAATATTACAGGATTTCCATTTACAGATTTTCCACCTAAATAATCAATCCATCTTTGAAACGTTTTGCCGTTATCATCAGAAAGTAATCCTTTTACATTTTCAAAAATGAAATATCTAGGGTTGTTTTTTACAATAAATTCGTGTGAATTATAAAACAAAACTCCGTTTTTAGAATCTTCGCCTTTGCGTTTTCCAGCAAGTGAGAAACTTTGGCACGGTGGCGAAGTCATATAAATATCTAAACTTTCTTTTGGTATTTCACGTTCATAAACATTTTCGGGAAAATAATTTGGGGTTCCGTAATTCAAACAATAAGTTTGCCTTGCGTATTTATCCATATCACACGCAAAAATTGTTTCATAATCTATTCCTAAACGTATCAAAGCTTGGTCAAATGCACCAACTCCGCTAAAATCTGAACCTACTTTTATTTTTTCCATAATTTAATTTTTAAAAAGGAATATCGTCGTTTTCTTCTTTCTCTGAATTTGATATTTGTAATCCAATTGGCAATATGTTTTCTTGACTTGAATAACAATCCCGACCTGCATCATCATAATAAAACCTTGCTTTTTCAACATTGAAATACATTCTTACAATACCATTTTTAGCTACGCTTTTTGGCTTTGCCTTATTGATTATTATTTCAACTTCATTTGTCGTTCCATCAACTCTATGAACCGTAACCATGGTTTTACCATTATCAAACCATGCAGTCCCACCTTTCAAATCATAAGGCGTAGCGGGTAATCGGTTTCCATTTTTATCCTTTTCAGTTTTTAATGGGTGGATAATAATATGAAAGTGCATTTTGTGAAGTTCAGACATCGCATTTCGATAACTTAAAACATCATCAAGATATTTGTCATCCCTGGCGAACGTTTCCCCATCTGGACCAACTCCATGCTTCATGTCTTTCCAACTGTCAATCGTTGCCGTTTGAATACCGCCTTTTGTTTCAATATTCATTTTAGCAGCAATATCCCAAAATTCGTATGGTGTTATTTTTGCCCTTAAATTTTCCTTTGAAAGTATTTTGAAATGTTCTAAAATCCAAGGTAAATTATCATATACTTCCTTTTCAGTTATTAAATTCCGATACCTTTTATCAAATGTGTTTCCAGTTAGTTTATGTATCAAAATGGCAATAACTTCATTTTTATCCCCAACATCCGGAACATAAAGTAAATGTTTCCAGCCATAAAATTTTGAAGTATTTAAAAGCAACTCCAAAAGAAATTCTGATTTTCCAGAACCACCAGAACCAGTCCAGTCAGTACTTGAACCAAGAGCCATTGTGTAAAACTCATTCAATACTGGAAACCCAAGATATTTACCCCGCAAAGCTCCTTTATTCAAATAATCTATTATACTTGAATTTATATCGTTGTTATCTAGTATTTTAAATCCGTCTTTCATTTGAAATACTATTAATTACTTTCTTGAATTGAATACCAATGTAATCCATCTTTTGTGAATGTGCTGTTGTATAAATTGAAAGCTGTAATATGTAATTCTTCATCAAATCCATTGACAAAATCAAAACTATTTGTCATGTATGATTGGTTATCTGAATATTTCGGGAATACGATTAAATATTTTAACATGGCTTGGTTTTTTAGTGGTTTTTAAATCCATTATTGGCTTTTTTAATTTCAACATTTTTTAACAATGTCAATCGATTTTCTCTTTTTGCATCCCGCATCCATTTTCTTAATGTCAAATACCAACCGTTGTTTGTTGATTTCTTATTTTTGGAAACCGACCATGCCAAACAATCTTCAATGTAGCTTCTTAAATCAACAAATGCGAACTCTTTTTTAAATTCTTCGTCAGTGGCTAATTTTGATTTTAATGTTTGGTAATCGTTCCAAATGCTATCAGAAAATAAAATTTGTTTACTGTCGTTTTCGGAATTAATTTTGATTGAATTTTTAGCAAATAAAGTGTCAAAATTTTCATTGCAATTTATTGAACATGAATTGTTCCAATCTTTACCCTTTTCGGTCAAACAAACAAAATCTTTTGTATCAATTTTTTTAATTTTAATCAATTTCAATTCTTCAAGTTGTTTGTAAAATTTATCCATAGTTTCAACACTAAAAGACAAAATTGGCAATTCTTTTATCGCTTTTGATTTTGGTGCCAAATAATAAACCTCATTATCAATTACACTTGTTGTTGACCAACTTTGCAACTCGTAAAACCATGCAAATAGATAGGCTTGTTGGATATTTAAACCCCACTCAAAAGCCTTAATATTATTGATTGTATGTGAATATCTCATGTTTTGTTTTTTAAAAGATAAAACCCCCATTCGTTTGGCTTAGTTGTGGAACGAGCCTCCCGAATAGGGGTTCAAATTTTTTACAGTTTTAAAGTAATGCGTTCCACTTCATTACACTGCAAATATAAAATAAATCAATTAACTTTTACAAATCATCAAACATATTAAGCGTTTTATCACTTTTACGGTTGTTTTTTTGCTTTAATGAATATTCTTTACTTACCCATTGTGAACATGGTTTTGAATGTCCTTGTTTGGCTTTGTATCTCACATATCCATTATGTTTAATTGCTCCAATCGCACTCAAATGCTTAAAAATTGCTCCTAGTACTCTAACCTCATCGGGTAAACCCAAAACCAAATACATATCCCTAGATAAATCTTCACTTGTAAAAGGTTTCATTTGTTTGCTTACCCAACTTTTAGCAAAACAAATACCCAAATTATAATAAGTTTCGTTATTGTCTTTTACAGTTTGAATTGCTTCGGATGTTGTTTGTAATTGCTTCATTTAGAATAGCGTTAACGTTGCGTTTTTTTCATTTCCAAAAACTCTTGATACTCTTTACTCATCGTTTAATAATTTATTTGCGTCAATGACACGTTTTGTTAAAAAAATCTTATCCTCAATTGGAACAATAAATCTAAACTTTGTCATACTTGGAAAATCCGAATGACTTGGTATAAATGGCAAATCCCAAACATCTTTCTCAACTACAAATCGATACTTCCAAGGGTCATCTTTCAAATGCTTTTCAACATAATCGGTTTCATCAATTAATTGCCGCATTTCAATTAAATTTTCCTCTGTTGGCATAAATGCAATCGCTTCACCAAAATTAGTTCCATGAATACAACTATTTGATACTATTTGCCAATATTCAGCAGCAAACTCTTTTTTTAAAATATCAATATTTTTCTTTTCTAAGCATTTTGAATACTTATAATGATTTTCTAATTGATAACATTTAAGTTCAGAAATACAACCCCCATCAATTTTTACATTAAAATCTTGACTGCCGCTCCAATAATCATAATCAGGGTGTAATGTGGTTTTGTCAATAATAAGCTCGTATTCACTTCCCAATTGCCAATGTACCCAAACTTCCCATAATTTTCCCCAAGACATTTCCCATTTGTTTACCGGCAAAGAAATACCACGACCATAATCCAATTCCATTTTTTTCTGATTAATGTAAGTAATCGCACCGGTTCCAAATCCATATTTACCATTTCCAGAAACAGTCAAAACCGAAATTTTGCTACTCGTTATTCTGGCAACTCTGTTTGGCTTGTTATTCATTTTTCACTTTGTTTAATTGATAAATAACACGGTCAAACTCTTTTTTGTCGTTTTCATCAATTACCTTTTGAATAAATAAAGTTTCTTCATCTTTTAAAAATGATTTTTTCACTTCTAACAAATCTTTAATTTGCTCCAGTTTTGAAACATCTTCATAATCTGTATCAATTGTCCCAACAACGTCCTTAACCTCATCAACTGATTGCATTCCTTTTAAAATATCTGGAGCATATAATCTTCCAAAGAAACTAGCAGCACGATATTGAAACATCAACTCTGGCATAGTTTGCCATTTGGAACCCGCTTTTGACAACCAACCCTCTGATTTTACCATTAACCATGTAACCAATGGGCCAACTATTTTATTACCGTCCATATCGTCCGTATAAGCTCTACATCCGTAAGTGTCAGATTTCGCATCCGTACCAACAAATTCAAATCTTAATGGTTTAAAACGACCGCATGAATTTAAAGATGCGATTATAAAAGTTGAACTCCATGACGGTTTCCCTTTAATAATATCTAAATTCTGCATTACTTCAAAAGGCGAAATTTTCAATCTGTTTGCCATTTCCATAGCAATCATTGTATTTGAAATATTGTTTTTATACGCCTGTGGAACCAAATCCGAACTTGAAAGCCCTTTGGCTATTCTTTGCGCATCTTCAAAACTTGAAATTGTACTAAATATTGAACCGTCTGTTTTTGCTAAATTTGCCATGATTAAATGTTTTCTAATTGTGTTAATAAATTTGATTTCAATTCCTGAATTTGAGTATTTGCAACTTCAATAAAATCCTTTGTTTCTTGGTTTTCGGTTTCCAAATGCAAATCAGCAAAGTAAGTTTCCAAACTTTCAGCAATGATTTTTTTATCAATTGACAAACGTTTTACACGTGCTTTGTTTTCTAAATCGATTTTCTTTTTGTGTTCAATTTCGGCTTTTTCTTTTGCCTCATTTTCGGCTTTTAATTCGGCTTGTTTTTTAAGTTCGAATTCGGCTTTTTGTTTTTCTAGTTGAATAGTCGATTTGATGTCGTTTAATTCATCTTCAAAAAGAAGGGAACTACAATTAAAAACGTTATCTTTTAATACTGAAAAACCAATATCTTTTCTTTCTAAAAATTCGCCATTTAAAACAACATCAAGTTCTAAAAGTCGATTTTTACGAATTTCAAACTGTTGGCTTTTTTCTTCACGCGCTTTGTTTTCACGCTCCAAATTATCAGCATCTATTTTATCCTGCAACTCTTTATTTTTGCGTTCATTTTCTTCATTGATTGCTTTTAATTTTTCATTCTCAACTCTCTGATTTTCCCTATCAATCAAATCATTTGTTTTTTCCAATAACGATTTTACAATTCGTTCCTTAACCTGGTCAAACATGATTTTATACTCTTCAAAATCAAAATCAGTTTCAAAACTTGCATTACAACGCTCCGATACACTTTTTAAACTTTCAAACGTCATTGACTGAATTAAACGATAGTTTGAAGTTTCCAACACATCCAATTCTTCTTTGATTTTTTCAACTCGCAAACGTTCCGCATTGTCTTTAGCATCCTTTTCAGCTTGTTTGATAGCCTCATAACGTTTAACCTCTACTTGTTGCTTTTCTTCATGAACCAAAGTAATATCGATTAACTGTTTTGTTTTTTCCCCTACTTGTCTGCGGAATGCGGTCAATTTAGACGCTATTAGCTTGTCTTGTGCTTCTAGCGATGTTCTTCCTTTCAAAAGTGAAGTTCGGCTCTTACATGCAACCTCATACGTTTTATTGTCGATAATTTCAACAAATGGATTTTCTAAAACTAAATCTTTTTGCTTTTGTTCAAATCCTACTAATTCTGGCAATTGCGAAACGTCTAACGCTTCTAAATTAAATTGATTTTCTGTTTTCATGATTGTTTTTGATTTTAAAATTTAACTGCGTGTTTTTTTGCTTGGTTGTAATATTCTGCTGTAACCTCTGTAATTTTACCCTTGGCAGTAATTACAAAACTTTTAAATCCATTGTGCGTTTTGAAAATAGTACGCCCGTCTTTTAATGCCAAAATCTGTTCCCTGTTTTCCATGTTATTTTTCTTTTACAATGTCGTTAAAATCACATTTGTATTTAAGCATAAACTCACGAATAAACACTAATACAGTTGGCGGTTTTTGCCATTCGATTAACGCTTTCAAAATGTCAGTTTTTGGCGTTTGTTTCCTAATGTAAAACAAAACGCTAATAACGTCTGGAGCCTCATTATTCCAATTCTGTAAAGTTTGGCGCGTTAACCCAAAATCAACTCCAATCTTTGAAACCGTTAAAACTTCATCACTGATTTTTGACTTTTCAAAAAGAAAATTTTTGATGTCAATAACTACCTTTTTTTGATAACTCATTTTTTATTTAATTAATTGTTCGACTTTAAAACTATTCATATTTATTTTTTCGCTAAAAGCCACATCGTGAACTTTTGAAACTTGCATTTTTGGATAACCAAAAGGAATTAATCCCATTGTTATATTTTTATTGTTACGGTTTACGATTTCATTAACCGATAACGATTTTAGTTTGATAACTGTTGCCATGATGTTTTAATTTAAAATTTTGTTAGCCCATTTTTCTGCATTTTTTACATTTGCAAAATCTTTGGATTGTAATACTTGTTGTTCGTCTTTATAAACCTGAACATAATAAGCTCTAATTTTTCCAGTTGCATCTGTTGATATATTTACAATTTTGCTTCCTGTTGTGTTTTTAATTGTTGCCATGATGTTTTTTTGTTTTTGTGTTCAGCAAATTTAATAATAATTTTGACAACTGCAAAATTTTTTATTGAAATTAATAAATTATTTTACACATTAAAAAAACCGCCCTAATAAAAGAAGCGGTTTACAACTAACCAAAAAATTATAAATAAGCTATTCCAACTTGACCGTTGGA